GGCGCAAATAGCCTCATGCACGGCAAAGTTTTTTTCTAAATCGCTCACCAAGGCACTCCTGTTGCTGTTACTGGCGCTTTCTGTAAGGCAATCTGTGCGGCTAGGCTTGCTTCAATAGCCTCAACATCTAACTTGTCTTTGACCCAAGCAATGACTTGTGCTTCAGTCAAAGAATCGTAAGCAATAAATGTATCACCACGCTCAAAGCTTACTGCGCCGTAAGAATCAGCAGAATAATTGCCATCAACAGCGTTTACACGCCAATGAGCAGTAGTTACCAAGCCATCTGAGGTTTGGCGGTCAAGTTGGTCAATTTTCCAAATGGTTGTCATTTTGTTTGTTCCTTAAGGTAATCTGCCGCCGTTTGTAAAAGACTTGCCCTCATGTGGAGGCATTTGGGTCATTAAGTCATGCAATGCTTTTACTTCTTCATTTGTTTCCACGATAACTGCTTCTATATGAGAAAAGTTGTTGAGTGCTGCAACTTGCAAACGATTTCCACCAAAAGTCATTGCGTATTTGTTATTTTTTTTTTTTAACACAATTGGCTTTTTAAGCCCGCTTTTACCAATGCTGTAAGCCAGTTCAATATGCCGAGGAAAAATTGCCCACTTATTATCCAAAACTGATTCTGTTTCAGAAATCATAATGTCAGCCAACGCAATGGCTTGCTTGGTACGACCAAAGTCATTCTCAGCAGTCAAAGTTTTCATTTGGCTTCTAACTTCGCAACACGGATTTTCAGCGATTGAATTTCCGCAATTGCTTCTTGCAATGCCGCAGTCAAAATTGGGGTTAATCTGCCGTAGTCCACACCTTGAGGGTTAATAGTGCCATCTTCATTTACAGCATCTTTTTCACCACTAACAGCGTTAGGCAAAATTAACTGAAGTTCATGGGCAATAAATCCATTATCCTCACCACCCGACTTCCATGTATAGGAAACAGGATTTAATGCCATAACCTTATCTAAAGCATTAACTAGAGGTTGTACATTTTCTTTTAAACGATAGTCAGATGAAGTGACATAGGATGTTGTTGAACCTCCTGATCGAATAGCACCAGTGTTAGACCCAAATGCATTGTAAAAACCAACATAAATATCTGATGGGTTGTCTGCATTATTTCTAATATTTAGCCCTTGGTGTGTTGCGCCACTAAAAGCTAAACATTGCTTTCCTGAATTAAATGCGCTTGTAACTCCTAGAAGAAAGTCACCCCCAGAGGTGATACGCATACGTTCTGCGGCGTTGGTAAAGAAGATAGTATTACCGCTTGTAAATCGGTTTATTAAATAACCATCTCCACCACTTGAAATAACATCAAAACTGTAATTGGCGTTTGCTGAATCAGTTAAACGCAAATTAGCTGATGTTGATTTAGTAATTTGCAATCCTCCACCATTGACAAAAGTAGGCGAAGCAGTACCAATCCCCACATTTCCTCCGTTAGGTTGTATTGCAATGTCGTAATTTGTGTTTAAGGCTGTTTGGTCTGCGGCTTGAATCCATGTTGTAGTGCCTGCACCAGCACCAACACCAAAATCACAGATTGCATTACTGCCGCTTCTAATCCTGAAAGCGCCGCTTGCCTGTGTTGTGCCAGTCGTTGCTGGAGCGCCATTTGTTGCATTAGAGACATAGAGGCGAACACCTGAAGTCAGTGTAGACGTACCAATACCCATATTGCCCGCGTCATTAATCCTTGCGGCTTCAACACCACCTTCAGCAAAAGCAATGGTGTCAGCGGCAGGGAAGAAAATACCTGTGTTGGTGTCGCCTGTAGTGGTGATGGCAGGAGTTCCAACTGCGCCAGCTGGGAATACAACACCACCAGTGCCTTTGGGTGTCAATCCAATTCCAATGTTTGTGTCGCCACCTGTAGCAGATAGCACTGGCGCACCACCAGTAGCCGCATTTGCCAAAGTCAACTCATTCACAGCAGAGGCTGTAGCAGTCACCTTGAGCAGTTCATTGCCGTTGGTATCAATGACATCGCCAACCAGCTTCAGCTTCTTGCCTGATCCAATGTTCAAGCCAACTGATGTGCCTGTACCATCAGCCGCAAAGACAGCGTCCACCGAGTCTAGGTCGGTATTGATCTTGGTCCCCCAAGTGTCTGTTGACGCGCCAACTTCGGGCTTTGTAAGTAACAGGTTGGTCGTCGTGGAATCTGCCATGTTAAATCTCCTATGCGGCCTCTTGCCAAGTGATTGAATTGTCCGACAAATCAGTCCAACTTTCTGATGTGTCTGAAACTGGCGTCCAGCTCTCTGATGAATCAGAAACTGGCGTCCAACTCTCTGATGTGTCTGCCTGTGGCGCCCATGATTCTGATGTATCAGGAATAGCACCCCAGCCAAAGCCAATCATTGTGCCAACAGCACAAATTGACTCAACGCCAATTATCCCTATGGATATGACATTTGATACGCTGCCAACAGCGCCTGTACCATCAACGCCTGTAATTGCTTGAAACGATATAACCTCTGCGCCCATAGTGCCAACAGCACCTGTTGCAGCATTGCCTGTAGCTGAATTGGTGCTTGTGATGCCAACAGTGCCAACAGCACCAGTAGACGCATTGCCTGATAAATCAATTGCAACAGATTGAGTGACACTGCCAACAGACAGGGTTGACGCATTGCCTGTAACCGCATTGGTTGATGTCGCTAGGACAGATCCAACAGCAGCACTGGCTGAATTGCCTGTAATGCCAACAGATACAGTTAATCCAACAGTGCCGACATTGCCTGTGGCAATCGTCCCATCTTCTTGGATTGATCTGTCGGCCAGCAGCGTGCCAACAGCGCCAGTAGACGCATTGCCACTGATGACAACATTGCCTATGCCGTAGACGCCAAGGCCATAGTAGCCTGTTCCATAAGCAGCCATGCCGCTGCCCCTTGGTTAAGCCAGCCTGATCAGGCCAGTGCTTGCATCATTGACAGGCATTGTCAGTGTGAATGTTCCAGCAGTCACTGTCTGACTGCCGAATGTATGCACGCTGACTGCCTTGTTTGACTGAGTCGAGTTATAAATCAAGACCGCGTCAAAGGCTGTGGATAAGGTCACAGCAGAGTAGCTAATGCTGGCGCTTGGCGTCACAAACGCTGTAGTGCCACTGGTGCTAGGAGGTGTGCCAAATGTCACTGTAACGCCGCCTGCGGTGTAACCTGTGCCTGATACCTCACCTGATGCGTTGTAGGCTGTGGTGGTTGCATCTACAGTGGCAGAGGCCAAGTACAGAGCAGCCTTGAAAGTGTCTGCTGTAGTGGCAGCGCGTACAACGCCAGTGCCAAAGTTATGGTGGCCGACAAGCAGCTCACCCTTGAAACTGGTACACATTGCTTGTGTATTGGCCATGATTTATCCCTTAAATTTGTTGGCTGATGCCATCAGCAAAAACGCCACGCTTGAGCGCCATGTGGACAGATCGATGCACCATCTCACCAGCAAGCCAATACTCTACCCAGCTCGTTGTCTCGGTATCGTTCTCCAATGAACCCTCACGCTTCTCAAGCAATGAGTCATCCATCTCGCCTTTGGTGGTGTTAACTATCATCCAAATGTCCTTGCCCTTGCCAAAATCGCGCCGCCCGATGTAGAACCACGATCATCTGCAATCTGCAACTGATCTAGTCCTGCCTGATACAGCGATGACCATACAGTGATTCTCGCATCGTCTTGCAAGTATGGCGCAGCCTGTAAAAGTGAACCATACAAATACACATCAGGCGCTTGAGTCAGCAACCAGTTGGTGGTGTTTGTGTTTGATAACTTAGACAACTTTGCATAATAGACCAGCTCTGCGGTGTACTCGCCATCAGGGATTGGCAATAGTCTGAATTGGTTTCCCACCACGCTGAAATACAAAGGCTTGCCGCTGGACAAATATGTCGTATTCGACAGCGCATCCATCGCATCAATGGTTTGGAATGTGAGATTGGTGACTGGATTGGTATTGATCTTGATGGCTTTGACTTCCAAGAAGTCATCAGGCACTGTGCCGTACTCAGCCGCCGCCGCAAATGTCGCATTGGCACGCACAATCATTTGGCGTGTACGCAACTGGCGCTCAATCTGAGCCTCTGCCAAGCTGACAAAGTCTGAAATGGCAGTCGCCAAATCAGTGCGGTTGAGCCAGTCGCCAACCGAGGTCTTCAGCTCCGCATAAGTCGTGAGTGCCATCAGGTAACCTTTTCAGTTTCTTGGACTTCACGCATCACCCAAGTATGGTCATGCTTGAATTCAAACATCCCAATGTGGCCGATTTCCTTGCTCACATCGTGATCAATCCATATCTTAAAGCCTGCATCTCTGGCTTTCTTACAGAAGAAAACATCCTCGCCAATGTAGCCACGTTTGTCATGCCGCCATGGAGTCTCAAACCAAGGCTCTGACAAAGCCGCAAAGACATTGGCCTTGATCAGCATCACGCCCATGCCAACCGATCCAACTTCTTGCAGGCCAGTTGATTCGGGCATCGTATATACCAACTCACGCTCGCCATTCTCTTTGTAAATCTGCGCGGTGGGTCCTGTAGGCATACGTCTGCGAGCGCAGTTTGTCGCCACAATGTCCAAGTCATGTTGCAGCAAACGCTCAATCATGTCATGCGGAAACCGCATATCTGAATCAATGAAAAGCACATGGGTGCATTTCTCACGCATTGCGTCTAGGCACAATTCAGCTCGCTGATTGGCGATAAGCGTCCCCTGCGATATTTTCAAGCTGATGGCATCATTGGTGTTCAATGTGTGGTTAGCCACCATGTTGACAAGATCATAGGTAAACATGGTGTGAACCATGTCACGCGCTGGTGTGCATACTGCGATGTATTTCATACTTGTCCTGGTCGTACACGAAAAAATCTGT